CAAAGGCATCATCTATACTAGTTTTAATACCTTTACCTACTATCTTTAATGTTCCTAAAGCCATTATTTTTTTCTCCCTGTCATTGCCTTACCATAACCACGCATTGCTTTACCAATACCTCGTATAGTTTTATTTCCTGTTCCTGTTTTGATTGGTAACCCTGTTCTAACTGCAGTATCAATCATGTCAATAGTATCATATACACCCATAGGCATAAGAGAAAGCATTGCACCTTTAAATTTACCTAGTTTATTTTTACCTATAGTTTTCTTTTTTGTACCTGCTTTATAGTTAAGCATACCACCTTTCTTTCTAGGTATTACACCAAACTTTTCTTTTACACCTTTAGCTGCAGGTTTTCTATTTTCTAAATTGTCAAGCTTCATTCTTAAACTACCTATTAATTTAGGTTTAAGTTCCTTTTGCTTTTCAATTAATTTACTAATTCTATTTTTAATCCTACCATAGTCACTTCCTTTAGTAGCATTTTTAATTAAAGGTCTACTTTTTAAATCATTTAAAGTTGCCTTTGCAGGATTAGACATAAGACTTTTTTCTGCTTTATTTAAAGCTTCATTTAATTTTTTAAATTCTAT